ATGCATAGTCCTTGCGCCCCTACCCCTTTCGAGGCATTCAAGTGGGGTTGGCCGCGCCGATTGGCTGTTACCGCCTTGGGTGCGGGGGTGTAACGCCAAAAGTAACGAAATCGGTAACGCCTAACCTCCTGAAATCGCTGCCAGAATTGCGCCGTTACCGGTGTTACCGTCCTCGCGCGCGCGTAATATACACGCGCCCGCACGCGCATGCGCGCATGTATAGAGATATGGATATATATGGTAACAACGGTAACGTGTGGATTTGTTTCCTATTTAGAGTGACTTAGGCGTTACCTTTTGCGTTACCGTGCCGATCTTCGACCGGTAACGCGGTAACGTGCAGCCTCCTTCCCATGATCGTCGTCATTTGGAGCGCGCCTTCGAGCGCATGCTAGCCGCTTCGCCTCAACGTCGATCTAGGGGTGTTTTGGGGTGTCGAGCACGGGCGAGGCGGGCGAAATTTTCGGCGGCGATGCCGCTGGCGCGCGGGCGTCGATCGACGCGGCGCGGTCCGATTTCGACCAGGCGAAGGCCGCCAGCGCGGGCGAGCAGCTGCCCCTGATACCCGATGGGGACGCGCCCGAGCTGCCCGACCTGGCCGAGAACGACGCCTATGTGTCGCTGCCCGACGCGGCCGAGATCGTGCAGCTGCAGATGGCCATGGGCGGCGACCTGCACCGCGCGATCGCCGAGCACCGACGCCTGAAGGGCGACGGCGGCCGCAAGCCGGGGTCGAAGAACCGGCAAAATCTGGCCTTCCAGCAATATCTGCTGCAGTTCGGGCCGCAGCCTGGGGTGACGCAAATGCGCTTCCTGGGGCGCTCGGTCGAGCAGCTGGCCGGCGAGCTCGGCTGCTCGAAGCTCGAGGCCGCGCAGCTGCAGATCCGATGCGACGACAATCTGCTGCCCTTCTTCGCGTCGAAGATGCCGATCGCGGTCGACCATCGCGTGCAGGGCGATGTGACGATCAATTTCGTCGAGGGCGGCGGCCTGCTCGACGGCGGCGACCTGGTGCCCGCGGGCACCGATGGCGACCTGTTCGGCGGCATGGGCTTCGCGGGCGAAGAAACGGCGGAAAACGTGGGTTTCTCGCACGTCGATGAAGGGAGTTCGGAATGACAAGTTCGGAACGCTCGCACTATCGCATTGATCTAGAGCGGCAATCTGGCCCGTCCCGTCAGGTTTCGCACCTTCACGTTGGCCGCACCCCGGGGGGCCTTTGCCTGGGCCGATCGGCGAGGCACCCCCCGGGGCCCCCCAACGGCCTTTCCCGATATGGTCCCGGGGTCGCGCCCGAGACATTTCACATTTTCGGGCCGATGGCATGCGAAGGGCTCGATTTCCCTCGCCTCGGCCACTTGGATGCATCCGCGAAGGCGAACGCCGACGGATCGGGTAGGGGTAAGGGATCGGTCGCGCAATTCCCGGGCCCGGCAAATGGGGTAGGGGTGTAATGGCGTCGATCAGGCAGATGATGCCGGTGGGGCCGAAGGCGTCGGCCTTCATCGCGAGCACGGCATTTATCAGCGGCATAATGGGGCCGGTCGGCGGTGGCAAGACGGTTGCAGGGATCGCCCGTTGTTTTCGCCTGGCGAACGCGCAGCGGCCGGTTTGGGACGATACGCGCAAGTGCTTCGTCAAGCGGTGCCGCATCGCGGCCGTCCGCGACACCTATCCGAACCTCGATCGCACGCTGATTAAGACCTGGCATCAGTGGGTGCCCAAGGAAATCGGCAAATGGTCGGGCGAAGCGCCCCGCACGCACACGTTCACGATCAATGTCGGCCGGCCTGGCGTGCGCGGCTTTCACCAAATCGACATGGAGATGATCTTCACGGCGATCGGCGACCATAGCGTCGAGGACGTGCTGCGCGGTTTCGAGCTCACAGGCCTGTGGGGCAACGAATGGGATCTGCTGCCGCCGGATCTACTCGAGTTCGGCGTCGGCCGCGTCGGCCGCTACCCTGCAGAGGTTCAAGGAGGCTGCACGCTCGCGCAGATCTGGGGCGATTTCAACGCGCCCGACGAAGACAATCACATGTATTCGCTGTTCGTCGACAAAGCGATCGATCCCGAGCTCGCGGCCGTGATCGCCGAAGAGACGGGCGGGACGCAAAAGCTGATCGACTTCTTCGAGCAGCCCGGCGGCCTCGATCCCGGCGCCGAAAACCTCCAAAATCTCAAGGGCGGCCGCAATTACTACCTCAAGCAAGCCGCGCTCATGTCGGCCGACAAATGCCGCCGCATGGTCCATAACAAATTCGGCGCCGTGCGCGACGGCATGCCGGTCTATCCCGAGTTCAGCAACGGGCGGCACGTCACCGATGCCGATATCCAGCCGATCCGCGGCGTCGCGCTGCGCATCGGCATGGACGCGGGGCTGACCCCGGCGGCCGTCATCGCCCAGCGCAACCAGCTAGGGCAAACGATCGTGCTCGCCGAGCTCGCCACCTTCCTCGAGGAGGATGATCAGCTCGCCGCGGTCGGGCCCACGGCGTTCGGCGAGGCCCTGGCCGACCTTCTCGCTAGCCGCTTCCCGGGTTTCGCGATCGAATTCGCCGCCGTCGACCCCGCGGCGACCAAGGGCGTCGATGGATCCGGCAATGAGCTGACCTGGCTGCAGACCGCGGCGAAAGTTTCGAAGTTGAAGATCCGCCCCGCGCCGGTGCCGAACAATGATTTGACGATCCGCCTCGAGGCGGTGCGGCGGCCGCTGACCAAGATCCTCGAGGGCGATCGTCCCGCCCTGGTCATCAGCCCGGCGTGCAAGATCCTGCGCCGCGGCTTCAACAGCGGGTACAAATATCGCCGCACCGCGCTCGCCGGCAAAGAGGGCCGCTACGACAACAAGCCGGTGAAGAACCAATTCAGCCACGTTCACGACGCGCTGCAGTATCTGATGGTCGCGAGCGGCTGGGGCCGCATGTCCGGGGCGGGCCGCGCCGATCATTTGGAGCAGGGGCAGCGAACCGGCGTAACGGTCGACGCCGATTATAACCCGTTCGGGAGCTGACCGATGTCGAAAATCGCAAATGCCTTGATCTCCCCGCTCGGCGCGGCGGTCGGCCTGTTCAAAAAACCCAAGATCCCGGCGCCCGTGGCCGCGCCCACGCGCGACGACGTCGCCCGCGAGGCGATCAAGGAAGACAATCTGCGCAAACGCCGTGGCGGCGCCGCGGACATGCTCACCGGCGCAGGCGGGGCCGAGGCCGCGGCCCCCAGCGTCAAGACCCTTGTCGGCCAATAGGAGCACGACGATGACGGACACGAAACCGACCCCGACCCCGGCGGCTGACGCGGCGAAACCCGCCGCGCCGACTGCCGCGGATGAAACCAACGCGAAACGCGAAGGCTTCGCGGACGCCAGCGCGAAGGCTGCGGCGACGAAGGCCGCCGCGGCAAGGCCTCGCCAGTCGAAGGTGAAGCCCAAGACCGTCGACGCTGCGGAGCAGATCGCCAAGCTGAAGGAAAAGGCTGGCGACAACATCGAGGCGGCGATCGCGAAGGGTGACGATCTGACCGTCGCGCTCGGCAACGAACGCGGGCCGACCAAGGCGATCGAGCCGGAGAGCATCACCCTCGAGCCGAGCGCAACGCGCCGCGGGGGCCGCTTCCAGGTGACGCGCTCCGTCGTCCACAAAACGCACACCCTGCCGCGCACCACGCAAGTGACGCATGTCTGGCTGATGCAGGGGCAGCGCCCGCTCGACGTCAACGAGCTGGGATCGCCGGTCGGGCTCAACCCCGGGCAGCAGCTCGAGTTCAAGCGCGGCCAGCTGTCGTTCGGCTGATTTGAGGAAGGCCGCGCGATGAATGACAATGCGATCGTCGAAGAGATCCTGCAGAGGCAGATCGAGCTCGAAAGCGATCGCTTGCCCTATGAGCCTGCCTGGCGTGAAATCGATGAGCGGGTCAACCCGCTCGGCGAGGGCGGTTTCACCCAGGCGGCGAAGGGCGGGGTCCGTGGGACCACGATCTTTGACCATACTGCCTCGACCGGGCTCAACCGTTTCCAGGCCGCCTATGGCGGGATGATCATCCCGCGCGGCGAGCGATATCAGCTGGTCCAGTCGACCAGCACGTCGCTGAACGATTTTCCCGCCTTTCAGCAGTGGGCCGAGAAGGCCACCGATCTGCTGTTCGGTGCTCGATATCGGCCGATCGCCGGTTTCGAAACCGAGGCGGGAATGTGCATCCGGTCGATCGGCACATATGGCAACGCGCCTTTGTGGACCGATCATCGGCCCGGCCTGGGGATGTTCTACAAGACGCTTCACCTCGCCGAGGTGTTCGTCGACGAGGATTTTACCGGTCGCATCGACACGGTCCACCGCAAGTTCACGCGGACCGCGCGCCAGGCGCGGCAAATGTTCGGCCCCGACAATCTCACGCCCTCGATCCAGAAGGCGATCGCGGAAAACAAGCTCAGCCAGGAATTCACGTTCCTGCACGTCATCCGCCCGCGGGCCGAGCGCGACCCCGGACGCTTCGACTTTCGTCGCATGGCCTGGGAAAGCCGCTATATCTGCGTCGAGGACAAGGCGCAGCTACGCGAGGGCGGATATGAGACGATGCCGATCGCGTTCGCGCGGTACGTCACCGGCCCTCGCGAGCGTTATGGGCGATCGCCTGCCATGCAGGTGCTCGGTTCGATCCGCACCGTCAACGAGATGGTCAAGACCTTGCTTCGCGCGGGGCACAAGGCCGTCGATCCGCCGCTTCTGACGCCCGAGGATGGGGTGCTGTCGCGGATCCAGACCAAGCCTGGCGGGATCAACGTCGGCGGCCTCGGCTTCGACGGTAGCCCGATGGTCGTGCCGCTGCAGACCGGCGGCAATCTGCCGCTTGGCATGGAGCTGCTCAACAATGAGCGCGAGCCTATCCGCGACGCGTTCCTCGAAACTGTCTTTTCGCTCGTGCTCGAGCGGCGCGACCGCATGACGGCAACCGAAGTGCTCGAGCAAACGCGAATGGTCGGCATGCTGATGTCGCCCAGCGCGAGCCGCGGCGAAACCGAGTGGCTGTCGCCCCAGACGGCCCGCGAGCTCGAGATCCTGCTCGATAGCGGAACGATCCCGCCGCCACCGCCTGAAATGCGCGAGGAGGGGGCACAGGTCAAACTCGTCTATGACAACCCGCTTACTCGTGCAGCGAAGGCCGAAGAGGCGCTCGGTTTTGGACGCTTTATCGAAATGCTCACGCCCGCGGCCTCGATCGCCGGGCCCGAGGTTTACGACGTCGTCAACTGGCAGCGCGCCCCGCGCGAGCTCGCGAAATCGCTTGCTGTTCGCCAGGCGTATCTGTCGACCCCCGACGAGGTCACCGCAAAGGGCGAAGCGCGCGCGCAGCAGCAAGAGGTCGACAACACGTTGAAGCAGCTCGCGCTCGGCGCCGGCGCGGTCAAGGATCTGTCGGCCGCGCGCGGCGAGGAGACGGCGCTTGGTATTTGATCCGGAGGCGCCCGACGTCCTGGCGCTCCTGCAGCGGTCATGGAACGCGCGACGCGCCATGCACTACCAGCGCCTATTTTTCGACAGCGACGGCACTGTCAGCCTTTCGGGCCGCAAGGTGCTCGCGGATCTCCGGAAATTTTGCCGCGTCGATCGATCGACGTTCGAAGTGGATCCGCGCGCGCACGCGCTGCTCGAGGGGCGGCGCGAGGTCGCGCTGCGGATCCTGACCATGTTGGGTATCAGGGGCGAAGACATAGCCCCATTTGTGGAGGTGAGCGATGAGTGATGGAACCGGGGCGGCAGGTGCCGCCGGAGGCGAAGGCGATGGCGCAGCGGCCGCCGCGGCAGCAGCTGCAAGCGGTGGAGCTGCAGGGTTGCTCGGCGGGCAGGGTGGCGGCGATGACGCAGCCGCTGCGGCGGCCGCGGCTGCAGCTGCCGGGGGTGCTGGCGAGGCGCCGCCCGAGTGGATCGGGATTTTCAACGACAAGCCGGCGGGTGAAGGTCAGACCGCGAGCCGCGACTGGGTGAAGTCAAAGGGCTTTAAGGATCCCGACGCGATGGTGTCGAGCTATCGCGAGCTCGAGAACCAGCTGCGCAACGGCGAAAAGATCGTGTTGCCGAAGGAAGGCGACAGCCCGGAAGCCGTCGAGGCCTTTCATAAGGCGATCGGCCGTCCCGAAGCGGCCGACAAATATGATCTGAAGCTCGGCGAGGGCGAAGAGGTTAACGACGATCTCGCGAAGGTCATGCGCGAGGCCGCGTTCAAGGCGGGCGTCCCCGCCAGCATGTTCGCGGCCATGGCTGAGCCGTTCAACGCTTACATGCGCGGGATCATGGAGCAGCACGAAGCTGGCCAGGTGCAGCAGCGCGACGCCGGCGTCGCCGAATATAAATCCGAGGTCGGCGACAAGTTCAACACGCATATCGCCGCCGGCAACAAGGCGATGCGGCTGCTCGAGATGACGGGCGAGGACATCGCCGGCATCGAGGCCGGGCTCGGCACCAAGAAGACGCTCGCACTGTTCGCGAAGCTCGGCATGGGAATGGGCGAGGATATCCTGCTCGACGCCGGTGGCCGCCCCAAATTCAGCCTGTCGAAAGAGGAAGCCCAGGCGAAGCTCGATGTGCTCGGCAAGACCGATGGCTACCTCGAGAAACTCAAATCGGATCCCAAGCTGAAGGCCGAGCGCGACCATCTGCTTTCGATCGTCGCGGCCGCCGAGACGCGCGAGCGCGAGGCCCAGGGATAGCGATCATTTGGAGCGGGGGCGGCATGCCGAGTTATGCCGCCCCTGTTCGCCAAGCCAGCGTGCATCCGCATCGCCAGGCCCGGACTAAGGGGCACGAGAAAGGGCCCCGTCCAAGCGGGACGTCACCCGCCAGAGAGGCCCGGCCATAGCGCCGCCAAGCCCTTCGCAAATTCCAGAAATTTGAGGAGGCCACCATGTCCCAGTTCGTTACGCAGATGCACCGCACCAAGTACCGCGACAGCGTTAAGCTGGCGCTGCAGCAGAAGGATAGCCGACTGCTGAAGACGGTTACCGTCGTTCCCGGGTCGGGCGAGCTCATGAAGCTCGACGATCTGATCGGCGAAGCCGATTACTACAAGAAGCAGTCCCGCCACGCCGACACCCAGTATGTCGACACGCCGCACGATGGCCGCTGGATCGCCATGCCCGATCCGATCGTCTATGCCGACCTGGTCGACAAGGAAGACAAGCTGGCGTCGGGCATCGACATCGAGGGCGCTTATGTGCGCGCCGGCTCGGCGGCGATCGGCCGCGGCACCGATGCCGAGATCATCACCGGAATTTTCAGCACGGCACAGACCGGGCTGAAGGGCACGATCCTGACGCCGTTCGACGGCAACAATGTCGTTCCGGTGAACGAAGGCGGCGGCGGCAACGTCGGCCTGACCATCAAGAAGCTCAATGCCGCGAACGAGATCCTCCGCGCCAACGACGTCGATCTCGACGAAGAGGAGCTGTGGATGCCAATCACAGCGAAGCAGAACAGCGACCTGCTCGGCCAGATCGAGACGGTCAACAAGGATTACGGCGCCACCGGCGCCGAAATAACCAACGGCATGGTCCGCAAGCTGTTCGGCTTCAACTTCGCGCATATCGAGCTCAGCAATCCGCGCTTGAAGGAAGCGGCCTCGCTGTCGCTGACGGGTGGCGGTTACCGCAAGGTGCCGTTCTATCCCAAGAGCGGCATCTACGGCGTGATGTGGGAGGAGCTCTTCTCGAGCATCGACCAGCTGCCGACGAAGCACTTCTCCGCCCAGGTCTATGCCCGCCGTCAGGTGGCAGCGACCCGCAGCGAAGAGGGCAAGGTCGGCTATATCGAGTGTCTCGAGGCTTAGGCCTGGGTCGCACCGGGCGGGGCGCCGCGTAGCGGCGTCCCCCAAGGGTCAACTTTTAAAAGGACAGCAACATCATGGCTAACAGCTTTTCTCGCGAAACCGCGAATTCGCTCGGCACCAACAACTATTCGAAGTCGGACGGCCGCCATCACCAGGCGAAGCTCAAGCGCGTCCGCGCAACGATCGACTATGACGGTCAGGCGGCCGCCGACACCATCACGTTGGGCAAGCTGCCCCCGGGTGCGACGTTCGCCTTTGGCGTCATCACCGCAAAAGCCACCTTCGGCGCCGCAGCGACGCTCGCGATCGGCATCGTCGGCGACCCCACGGCGTTCCGCGCTGCCGCGATCTTTACGGTAGCGGACACTCCGACCTTGTTCGGCATCGCCGAGGGCATCGCGGCCGCGCCGTTTGCTGAAGAAAAGACGCTGATCGCGACCGTTGGCGCCGCCGCGGCTCCGACCAGCGCCGATTACCTGGTTGTCGACATCTTCTATTCCGACGCCGTCTGACCTTGCCAGGCGCGTCCGGGGCGGCTGATACACCTCCAGCCGTCCCGGTTTGCCTTTTTGAGGTGAGGCGGGGGTGACATGGATCGCGTCGCGATTTCCAACCTGGCATTGTCGAAGCTGGGCGAGGACGATCAGCTGATCGATCCCGATGACGACACCAAGCCCGCGCGATCGATCAAGGCGGTCTGGAATAGCGTCCGCGACGCGGTGCTTCGCCGCCACCTTTGGAATTTCGCGATGAAGCGCGTGCAGATCTCGCGCTTGCTCGACGCACCGGCCTTTGGCTTCGCGCACCAATATCAGCTTCCCGACGATTTTATCCGCCTCGACATCGACGAGCTCGACACGATCGTTCAGCGCAAATGGTCGCTCGAGGGCAGCCGCCGGTTGCTCTGCGACACGCCGGGGCCGATCGATGTCCGCTATGTCGCGCGCATCGCCGAAACCGGGGACTGGGATGCGCTGTTCGTCGAGGCGTTCGCTTGCCGCCTGGCGTTCCAGGTCTGCGACCGTTTGACCGGCGACCGCGGCCGCAAACAGGATAGCTGGTCATCCTATGTCGCCGCGATCCGTGAAGCGACGGGCGTCGATGGCCGCGAAAATCCCCCCGTCGACATGATGGACAGCAGCTGGGTGACCGCGCGCCACGAGGGAGGGCCGTCCTATCCGGGCAGCTATCCCGGCTGATGGGGACCACCGCGTACCGGCTGCAGGACAGCTTCAACGGCGGCGAAGTGTCGCGTCGGCTTCAATCGCGCCCGAGCCTGTCGATCTATAACATCGCCGGCGCCGAGATCCGCAACATGGCCGCGTCGGTCGAGGGCGCGATCGTCAAGCGGCCCGGCACCTGGTTCCGCGCCGCGGCGCTCGCCACGTCGGCCTGGCTGTCGCCATATACCTTCAGCGCGACGCAATCCTATGTTCTGGTGTGGAGCGAGGGCAAGATCCGCTTCGTCACGAACAATGCTCTCCTCGAGGCGGGCGGCGATCCGGTCGAAGTCGTGGTGCCCTATACCGCCGCGCATGCGCCGACAGTCTGGCGCTGGAAAAGCTTCGACGTCCAGTATCTGGCGCACGGCAGCTATCCGTTTGCATCGCTCCGCCGCACCGCGGCCGACGCCTTCAGCTATGTCATCGAGCAGCTGAAGGGCGGCCCCTTTGGCGATATCAACGACGACGAAACCAAAACGGTGACCGTATCGGGGGTGCTGACAGTCGGCGGCGCCGTGACGCTCGAGGCCAACAGCAACCGGTTCAATGCGAATATGATCGGCGGCCATATGCTGGTCGAGGCGGGCGACTTTGCCGATGTCATGGCCTGGCAGACCGGGCTCGACGGTATCGTCGCGACCAATCTGCGCCGTAGCGAGGGCCGCGTCTACGAAGCCGTTACCGCAGGTCGAACCGGAACGGAGGCGCCTTTTCACCTTCGCGGCGACCAATGGGACGGCGACAATGTCGGCACCGATATCAACGGCAAGGGCCCCTATGGGGTCAAATGGCGCTATCGCCACGATCGCTATGGGGTCGTTCGCATCACCGGATACACCGACGCGAACACGATGACCGGCATCGTCGAGCGCGCGATCCCGCTCTCGCTGGCCGCTACGCCTACGCGCCGTTGGGCGCATAGTCTGTTCTCGGCCGACGCGGGCTATCCGCAGCTTTGCTGCCTATGGCGCGGCCGCATGTGGCTGTTCCGCGATAACGAGCTCGCCGGCAGCGTGTCCGCGGGATATCGCGATTTCAGCGAGTTCGACGAAAGCGGCGCCGCTTCGCCCGACCAGGCTATCCGGCTGCGCATGGACATTCCCGATCGTGCGCTCTGGGTGCGCCCCGATCGCCAGGCGATGATCATCGGGACAGCGAGCGGCGAGTATGCGATCGGCCCGATCAATCCGAGCGAGCGGATCTCGGCCGACAATCTGCAGATCGTGCCGCAAAGCGGGCATGGATCCAAACAGGTCGAACCGCTGGCGACAGCGGCCGAGCTGATCTTTGCGCAGCGCGGCGGCCGCAAGCTTCGCGCGGCGACCTATGATTTCGGGCAGGATCGCTACCTCGCCGACAATATGACGCTTTGGGCGCGCCAGATTACGCGCGGCGGGATCCGCCAGCTTTGCTACCAGGCTGAGCCCGAGGAGCTGCTGTGGATGCTGAAGAACGACGGCACCGCCGCGTCGCATCCCTATAATCCCGCCCAGGACACAAAAGGCTGGTGCCCGACGCTTGAGCTCGAGGACGCCGCGATCCTTAGCCAGGTGTCCACGCCGTCGCCCGATGGCCAGCGCGACGACGTGTGGATACTGGTTGATCGCGAAGGTGAGAAGTCGATCGAGCAGCTCGCCGACTGGTGGGACGAAGATGCGGGCCTGGCCGCGCAAGATGGCTGTCACCTCGACAGCGCGCTGGCTTATGACGGTCCGCCCGCTACCGTCTTCAGCGGACTTGAGCATTTGGCTGGGAAAGAGGTTGGCGTGCTCGCCGACGGCGCTGAACTCCCGGTGATGACCGTAGCCTTGGATGGCACGCTGACGCTCGACAAGGCGCGCAGCCGCGTGCTGATCGGCCGCCTCTATACGGCGCGCTACACGACGCTGCGCCCTGATGTGCCGCTGCGCGACGGGACGTCGGTTGGTCGCATCAAACGAGTGATCAACGTCGTGGCGAGCCTTCTAGACAGTTTCGGCGTGAGGGCGGGCGATCGCGGCGGGAAGCTCGATCGCCTGGTCAACCGTAAGGCATCCGATCCGATGGATAGCGGTCCATCGCTATATTCGGATTGGACCGAGGCGAAATCGATCGGCGGCGGGCACAGTCGCCGCGGGCAGGTGACCTTCGAAGATCGCTCACCCTTCCCCTGGGTAATGCCGGCGATCGTGAAAAAGCTCGAGGTGGGCGAACAATGAAGGTGGAGATCCGCCAGCTGCTGCCGCTCGACGTGCTCGCGCTCGACCAGCAACCGAATGTCGAAGGGCAGTTCGGGATTTATGAGCCGATCAAGAATATCCGCCACGGAATCGAGCTGCAGGCAATGGGGCCAGCTTGGTCGGCGATCGGCGAGGATGGCAGCGTGCTGTGCTGTGCCGGGTTCGGCCAGGTTTTCGCCGATGTGCAGGCGTCGGCCTGGGCGATATTCTCACGCCAGTTCGCCGATAGCACCCGGGCCCAGGCGGCCGTCATCCGGTTTATGCGCGCGCAAATCCAGTCGGGACCATGGGCGCGCATCGAGGCGCTTTGCCGCAACGCCTATCCCGCCGAGGGCCGCTGGCTCGAGCGCGTTGGGTTCGAACGCCGGGTGCTGCTCCGCAAATGGGGGCCGCATTCGGAGGATTACTGGCTTTTCGAGAGGGTAAGCTAATGGCGCAAGCCGCAATTCCATTGATGATCGCGGGATCCCTGGTGAAGACGGTCGGCGGTTACCAGGCCGCGCAGCACAATGCCGGCGTCGTCAAGGCGCAGGCGGCCGAGGAACGCAGCCTGGGCGTCGCCGAGGTCGAGCGGATCCGCTCGAGCGCCCGCGCTGCGATGGGGCGCCAGATCATGGGCATCGCCGAAAGCGGCTTCCAGCCCGGCACCGGATCCGCGCGCACCGCGATCGAGGAGAGCCTGATCAATCGCGAGCTCGATATCATGTTGTCGCGCCGAACGTCGGAAGGCCGCGCGAGCGGGCTCGATATGCAGGCGAAGCAAATCAAGCGCACGGCCGTCTTCCAGGCCGTAGAGGGCCTGATCGGCGCCGCGGGCCAGATTGCCGGTTATAAATCCGACTATGCGGCGGCGGGCCGCGTTGACGGTTACACGGTAGGCAACTCCGGGGCAGCCGCCAAAGCAGGCGCGAAAAATGGCTGATCCCTTGTTTGGCGGGTATGCGCCGCAGCTTTCACCGCAGCGCACCGCTACCGCGTTGCCGATGGCGACGCCGGAAGATTATGGCGCGGGGGTCGGCGATGCTCTGACCGGCGCCGGCGGCGTCGCGGGCCGCGCGGCGATCGACGATCGCAAGCTCGAGACGCAACGCGAATATGACCGGCAGGCCACCGATGCCATGTTGCGCATGGCGCAGCTGAAGGAAGCCTATGGGCTTGCCGACAATGAAGCGCGCACCAATGCCGGTCCCGGCGCAGCGGGTTATGCGAAATCGATGACCGAGCTCGCCGCCAAGCAGAGCGAGGAATTTCTCGCGTCGATCGGCCACGAAGGTTTGCGCCAGGCCTATTCGTCGCGCCTGGGAGACTGGAAAGCCGAGCGGGCGGTGCAGGCCGACGCGTTCGAGCGCGGATCCACGGCGAAGTTGATGGCCGACCAGATGGACGCCTCGGCCGACGCCATGGCAAATTCGGTGCGCGGCAAACCTCTCGCCGACTATGTCGAGACTTTGAGCGAGATCGAAACCGTCGAGGTGCCGAAGGGCATCCCCGAAGGCGCCGTGCTCGAATGGCGGCGAGGCGCTGCGCAGAAAGCGACTTTCGCCTGGCTGCGCAGCCAGGAGCCGGAAGCCCGCAAGGCGATGATCGACAGCCATACATTCGACACGCTGCTGACCAGCGAGCAGGTGGAGGCGGTGTTGTCCGAAGCCGACAGCGATATCCGCCGCAAACAGGTTGAGGCCGACGCGGCCGCGCGAGCGGCGAAGGCCGAGGACGTCGAATATGTCGACGATGTGCTCGATCGCATCAACCGCGGCTATCCCGTCGAAGACGAGGATTATGCCGAGGCAATGACGCGCGCGACGCGCAGCGGCCTCGACAAGAGGGTGCGCGACCTGAACGACGCGCATGTAGGGAAGCAGGTCAACAAGGAATGGGCGAGCGCCACGCCGGCGCAGATGGACCAGCGCATCAAGATCATCGACGCCGAGCTCGCGAAAGCGGGCGACAAGGGCAACCCTGCGCTGGTCGCGGAACGTGCGGCGCTTGATAAGCTGCTGATCGAACGGAAAAAGCAGGTCGCCAATGATCCGCTCGCCGCCGGCGCCGCGATGGGTATCCGCGTCGAGCCGGTCGACTGGGCCGATCCAGCATCGGTCGCGGCGCGACGCAAGGCTGCCGACGCCACCGCGCGCGCCATGGGCGTGCCGGCGAAGTATCTCAGCGATGAAGAGGCGACGCAACTCGCGGCCAACGCCGATACGCCTGCGGGGCAACTCGCCGTCGCGCGGCAGCTTCGCGCGCTGGGCCCCATGGCTGCGAAGGCGGCGGCGCAGCAGGTTCTTCCTGGAGACGCGCTATTCGCTTATTCGATGGGGTTGCGTCCCGAAGTGCAGCAAGGGATTTTTCGCGGCAAGGGGCTACGCAAAGAATATCCGGTGCCGGAAGATCAGGCGTCGCTAATCTGGCGCGACAGCACGGGGAACGCGTTGGCGCGATTGCCGGAAGCTTCGCGCGAAGCGGCCTATCTCTCTGCCAAGGATCTATACCGCCAAGCGGCCTCGCGTGCTGGCAAGGATGAATTCGACCCGAAGCTTTTCCGCGGCGCGGTGCGCGAGGCGCTCGGCGGGAATGTTCATAGCAGGACGGGCGGCATCGGCGAGTGGAACGACGCCAAAATCATGCTGCCCTCCGACATGTCGCAGCAGCAATTCGACGCCCGCTTGGGCGGTTTCAAGCCAACCGAGGCATATGATGCGTCGGGGCGCAAAATCGGCGGCAATGAATTGCGTTCCAATTTTGTGCCCCAGCTGCAGCCCGATGGCCGCTATCGCTTCGTTTCGCGGCGGGGCGAGGTCGCTGTGAGGAAGGATGGGCGCACGCCATATTCGATCGACGTGTCGAAGCTGGCGCCAGCGGCCGCTGTGCCAAAGGCACAGCCCGTCAAGCCGCAGGGCGCGTTCTATGGCGCCCCTCCGGGGAGGATGAAATTTGAAGATGCGGTGGTGCCGAAGGGCCCGCAGCCGCGCGCGTCGGGGGTCTGACGATGGCAAGCAGCCCATTTACCGCATATGCGAACGACGATGTTGAGCTGAAAGCGCCCGAGCCCTACCGGGCGCCGTCGACGCTCTCGGAAACCTATCGCGCCGCGCGCGACCTGCAGGACGCCGATAACACCGATTATCAAGATCGGCTCTATGACGAAGCTTTCGGTAGCACGCTCGAGGCGGTCAATGCGGTGCGGCGGCAGGAAGGGTTGCCGCTGTTCCTTCCGCCCTCCTATGGCAAGATCAGCCGAAACCAGACCATAGGTTCCGCAGCGCCAGTCAATGTCTATGCGGCCATGGGCCTGTTCGACGACGGCAGTCGCGACCAGGTCGGCGACGCGCTGGTCGCCGAAGTGGCGCGGATCCGGCAGGGCCGCCCGGGCTTCATGTCGGACTTGCCCGGATCGCGCGAGCAGATCCTTGCACCCTATCTCGCCCGCGACCAGGCCAAGCGCGGCCGCGCGCGCGGCGTTCTCGACCGCAGCGAAGGGATCGGCGGCACCGCGGCCAATCTCGCCGGCGGCGTGACGAAGGCCATGGAGGATCCGTGGAACATCATCACCATGCCGGTAGGCGGCGGCGGCAAGACGATCATCGGCATCGCGGCGCGATCGGCGCTCGCCAATGGTCTGGTCGAAGTGCTGTCGCAGCCCGTGGTGGCCGAAAACCGCGAGCTGCTGGGCGAGGAGCTGACGCTCGGCGAGTCGGTCGCGCGCGCGGGCTTTGCCGTGACTGGCGGGTTTGTCCTCGGCGGCCTGATCGCATCCGCCGGCAAATATGGCGGCCGCGCTTTCGACGCGCTGAGCCCGATCGAAAAGAAAATGGCCCGCGCGCTCGAAGCGGCCGAGATTACGTCTCCGACCCAGCTCGAGCGCCAGGTGATCAGTGAGATCCTCGGTTCGCTCGATGATGGCGAGCTCGTCGCACTTTCGCGCCAGATGGGCGCGCAAGGCGATCCGAACGTGGCCGCGGGCGCGACGGCGATCGAGCGCCAGTCAGACATCGATGCCGGCAACCCCTATATCGCAGGGTCCGGCGACGCTTATGCCGATCGGCTGTCGCTCGCGCTCGAGGGCGTGCTGCGTTCGACCGAGATCCCCGACTATGCCGCCGCGGCGTCGCGCGCGATCGGCGAGCCGGGCCGCACAGTCGATAGCGCCGGCGGCGGTGCGTCGGCGTCGGTCGCCGGCGATTTCGATCCGGATGGACTGAAGCGCGCGATCGCCGGCCCCGAAAGCGGCGGCAACGACCGGGCGACCAATCGCCTGGGTTCGTCGGCGAGCGGGCGCTATCAGTTCGTCGAGGGCACGTTCAAAGGATATTATCGCCGCGTCTATGGTGGCAGCGCCGCCTCGGCCGACGCGGCCTGGCGCAATCAGCGCTTCGACGTCGACGTGCAGGAAAAGCTGATGGATGCGCTAATCGCCGACAATTCGGCGGCGCTTCGCAGGATCGGCGTCCCGCGCACCACGGGCAACATGTATGTGATGCACGTCCTGGGCAGCGGCGACGGGCCGAAGGTGCTGCAGGCGGCGGCCGACACGCCGGTCGCGCGGATCCTTTCGGCCGATGTCATCCGCGGCAACCCGACCTATTTCGGTGGCGGCAAGTCGGCGAGCGAAGCGATCGCCGCAATCCACAAGGCAGTCGGCGGCCGATCGGCGAGCGTGCCGGCTGGCCGCGGCGGCGCCGGCGCGGTGCGCGACGGGACCGAGGCCGAGCTGCTGCGCGACGAGGCGCTGCTGCTGCGTCAGGAAGCGGCCGCGATGAAGATCGCCGGCATGGACATGAGCACGATCACGTCGCGCAGCTTCGATCCCGACGACATCGCGGTCGATGCCGATTTGATGCAGTTCAAGGGCGGCGGCGATGCGTTCGGCGTAACCGAGCGCCTGCAGGGTGTGAAACAATGGAACCCGGTCCTCGCTGGCCGCTCGATCGTATGGGAGGCCGCGGACGGCCGCCGACTGATCGCCGATGGTCATCAGCGGCTTGGCCTGGCGAAGCGGATCCGCGCCGAAGATCCGGGGCAGTCGGTGGCGATCGACGCGCTCGTGCTGCGCGAAGCCGATGGGTGGGACGCCGAAAGCGCCCGCGTATGGGCGGCGCTGAAGAATGTTGCCGAGGGGTCCGGCACCATGGTCGATGCGGCAAAGGTCATGCGCAGCATCGGGCCCGACCAGGCGATGACGTTCCTGCCGCCGCGATCGGTGCTGGTGCGTGACGCCGGCGGCTTGTCACGTCTCGGCGACGATGCGTTCGGCATGGTAGTGAATGAGCTGGTCGATCCGGGGCACGCGGCGATCGTCGGCCGCCTGCTGTCGGACCCGGGCGAGCAGAAGGCGCTGGTCGACCTGTTGGTCAAGCTGCAGCCTGCCAGCATGTCGCAGGCGGACAGCATCGTCAGGCAGGGCATCGCCGCCGGCTTTACGCGCGAGCAGCAGTTCGATATGTTCGGCGCCCTCGACAGCACTTCGTCGCTGTTCCTCGATCGCGCGCGGATCCTCGAGCGCGGCCTGGGCGAACTGAAGAAGCTGAAGCAGGTTCATGGCGTCGCGGCTAAAAACGCGGAAACGCTGGAAAGAAGCGGATCGAAGATCGACCGCAAGGCCAGCGAACAGGAGACGATCGACAATGCCACCGCAATCGAGCTCGTCCAGCGCCTCGCCTTCAGCGCGGGCCCCGTCAAAGACATCATCGATGCCGCCGCGGGCGAGCTCGCAGCAGGCGGTGCCGTCGCCGGTATCGTCCGAAAGTTCGTCGGCGATGTCCGAAAACTCGACTTCGCCGCTCTGGCGCGATCCGGCGGCGACGCGGTCGATGGTCGCCTTCCTGATGGAGCAGGACGCGCAGGCGATGCTGTCGAAGCGGATGGCGACATTCTCCCAGGGGCGGGCTATTCGCGCGAGCCGGATGGCCTAGACGGCGCCTGGCCGCGCCGTGAGGAAATCGAAACAGGCATAGAGCGGGGCTTCGATCCTCTCGATCCCGAACAAGGCAAGCTGTTCGACGCGCCCGATAGTCCGGGCACGAAGCTGCAGGCCGACAATCTCGAGCATGACGTGAAGGTCGCCGCTGCGCTGGACGCCGGCGACATTGCCGATCCGGCGATCGCCGCCAGGCGCGCGATCGAAATGGAGCTGCGCGCCGGATCCCCGTTGCGATCGACGGCCGAACAGGATGGCAGCATGGGCCTAGGGCTGTTCGACCGCGCCGATCAGGGCGAGCTGACTTTGCGCGCAGCGGCCGACGAGGCCGGCGAACCTCGCTTCCTGGTCGACCTGGGCGAAGGTGAGCCCGTCGAGCGCACGATCGGCGAGCTGTTGGATCAATTCGGCCGCGACGACGCGGCAATCGAGGCGGCAAGAAAATGTCTCTAGCTCTCTGCATTCCCGACCTGCTCGCCAATGGCGACATCGATGCGCGCCAGGCCGACGAAATGCTGTCGCTGTTCGGTGCCCTGAAATCCGAATATCGCAAGACGATGGGCGACGAGGCGGCCGACGCGATCGCGAGCACGCGCGCGCTCGAGCAGCTGACCACGACGAAGCTGCAGCGCAAGCGCCAGGCGCTGCTGCAGGTGCAGGGGCAACGCACCGCCTGGCTGGACATGCAGGCATATGGCCGCGGGGCCGGCGGCGTGCGCGCGATCGACGACGCCGCGGCCGATCGGCTGGCGAAAGCGGCTGAGGCCCTGCTCGTGCGCAGCGAATATGCGCCGTATCGCAACGTCGAGTATCTGTGGAAATCGGTGCGCGGGCAGGCGCATGCGACGATGTCAGGCGTGCTGCAGAAGCATAGCCGCGACCTGCTCGGCCGCGTGCGCAACAAGGCCGAGCTCGACGACATGGTGCGCGAGCTGTTCGTCCCGGGTTCGACGGGCAACCTGTCGGCACGCGAGCTCGCCGACGCCTGGCGCGCGGCGAGTGAGGCGCTGCGCCAGCGTTATAACGCCGCCGGCGGCCATATCGGCAAGCTCGAGGATTGGGGGATGCCGCAGAGCTGGGATCCCGACGCGGTCGCGTCGATCGGTTTCGAGACTTGGCGCGGTGACATGCTCGCCTCGCTCGATCGGGCGAAAATGATCGACGGCGCCACCGGGGCACCGTTCACCGACGAGGGGCTCGATGCCGCGCTGCGCGACGTGTTCGACACGATATCGACCGATGGCTGGGCGCACCGCGACCCCGGCGGGCAAGCGGGCGTCGGCAGTCTGGCGAACCGCCGCGCCGATCATCGTTTCCTGTCGTTCACCGATGCCGATGCCTGGATGGCGATGCAGGCGAAGTATGGCGGCGGCGCCAGCCCCTTCGATACGATGATGGCGCATATCGATGCGATGTCGCGCGACATTGCCTTGATGGAACGGCTCGGCCCGAACCCAGCGCAGGCGCTGAAATGGCTGACCGACACGATCGAGAAGGACGCGAACCTCAAGGCGGCCGCGGGCGGCGCCGGCGCGAAGAAACATCGTGACGCGGGCTTTTCGGCGCGCAAGCGTATCCTGCGAATCTATGACGAGATCTCCGGCGCGAACCGCCGTCCCGAAGGTCGGCGCATGGCGCTCGGCTTTTCGACGCTGCGAAGCTGGCAGATTGCGACCAAGCTGGGATCGGCCGTGCTGTCGACGACGTCCGACCAGGCGACGCAGCTGCTCGCTCGCCAGATGAACGGGATCCCGATCGTGTCGCAGCTGTCGTCGCAGCTGAAATTGCTCCGGCCTGGTGCGCTCGAGGATCGGGCGCTGGCAATGCGGATGGGGCTGATCGCCGAGGAAGCGAGCCAGATGGCCGCCTCGACCGCGCGCATGACCGGCGAAGAGCTGACCGGCGAATGGTCGCGCCGGCTCGCCGAGGGAACGATGCGAATTTCCGGCCTGGGCGCGGTGACGCAGAGCGGCCGCTGGGCGTTCGGCATGGATTTCCTCGCCCATATCACCAGCGAGCGCGCCAAGGCCTTCGACAATCTCGACGCGCCGTTCCGCAATAGCTTCGAACGCTATGGCATGGGCGCGGCCGAGTGGGACAAGATCCGCGCCACCAACCTTACCCAGGCCCGCGGCGCCGACTGGATCCTGCCCGACGCGATCGGCGACCAGGCGCTGCGCGATCGCATGATGCGGATGATCCTGACCGAAACCGACTATGCCGTGCCGGTGCCATCGATCGCGCTCAATGCGGCGGTGAACAGCATTTTGCCCAAAGGCACGTTGGTCGGTGAGATGGGCCGCACGGCGTTCCAGTTCAAAAGCTTCGCGATCGGCCTGACGATGATGCAAATGCAGCGCGCGCTGGCGATGACGGGATGGGACCGCGCGCGCTATGCGGTGATGATGACGCTCTATACGACCGTCATGGGCGCGACGGCGCTGCAGCTGAAGGAAATCGCCAAGGGCCGCGATCCCCGCCCGATCTATGACAGCGAGGATCCGGGCGCGACGGCAGCTTTCTGGGGCGCTTCGGTGCTGCAGGGCGGCGGGCTCGGCATTTACGGCGATTTTCTGCGCTCGAGCCAGTCGCGTTTCGGCGGCGGCATCGGCACGGTATTGGCGGGGCCTGCCTTTGCGACCGTCGACGCGGCGCTCGGCCTGGCGGTCGGGCAGCCGCTGAAGGTGATCCAGGGCGAAAAGACCAACCCGGGCGCGGCCTTTGTCAAGACGCTGAAGAGCGAAACACCAGGCATCGGATCGCTCTGGTTCACGCGCCTGGCGTTCGAGCGGCTGATGCTCGACGAGATGTCGCAGATGGTCGATCCCGACTATCGGGAGCGCTTCAAGCGCCTCGATCGCTACGCCGCCGATCAGGGGCAGGACTACTTCTGGTCGCCGGGCGATCATTTGGAGCAGGCCCGCGCGCCCGATGTAGGGAACCTCGTCGAATAGGCGAAAGGTTTCCCACATGACTGTCAGCGTCGACGCCGATCTGCGCATCCGCGAATATGCTGGCGACGACAGCGCCAACCCACGCCCTGTTCCTTTCCGGTTTCTGGACAACGACGCGCTGAAGGTCACGCGCACTAACGCCGACGGTAGTGAAACCGTGCTGGTGCGCGGCACCCATTTTTCGGTTGCCGGCGCCGGCAACCTTGCAGGCGGCAGCGTCACGCCATTAGCGCCGATCGCCGCCGGCACGAGCTGGCGCATCGAGGGCGACATGTCGCTCGAGCAGCCGACCGATTATACTGCGGGCGACGACTTCCCCGCCGAAAGTCACGAGCGCGGGCTGGACAGATCGATGATCGCTCACCAGGAAGCCCGCCGCGATATCAACGATGTGGGCAGTCGCGCGCTGCGCGTGCGCCGAGGTGAAACACTCCCCGAGCTGCCAAGCGCAGGCGATCGTGCGGGCACATATGCGGCCTATGATGCGATTGGCCGCCCGATCGGCGCCAGCGGCACGGGAAATGACAGCGCGTTCCGAACCGACATGGCGCAGGATGACGGCGGAGAAAATGTCGGGATCAAGCGGCCGATCGCCTATGCGCGGCGACAGACGGCACAGGAAATATTGGTCGAACAGCTGTTGACCCCGGACACCTTCCGCCAGCCGGGCGACACGGTCTTGCTGCGACTTCAGCGCTTTCTCGATGCGCTGGGCAATGGCCGTTATGGCCGGCTCGACGCCAATTATATCATTCCGTCGCAGTTGGTGCTGACCGATCGGTCGCATTTTCGGCTCGACGGAAATGGCTACACCATCAAGCTCGCGAACGGCGCGGCCACGGGTTATGGCGGATCGGCGATCTATATCGCACGATGCCAGAATTTCGAGATCAGCGACCTGATCTTTGACGGCAACCGCGCCAACCGGGTGGTCGCCGAGGACCCGGCGCATGTCGTCGTCATCGACAAATGCAACGACTGGAAATTCAGCCGAGTGCAAGCGAACAATGGCACCAGTGACGGTTTTTACATCGGTGCCGGCGCGGGTGGGTCAGGCGTCGGCGGCGCGGTGACGCTGGCCGACGTGCCACAACGGTGGGTGATGGAGGATTGCGTCGCGCTGGGCAATTACCGGCAGGGCTGTTCGGTGATCGAAGGCATGTGGGGCACATTCCTGCGCGGGCGGTATGGCCTGACGTCGGGATTGTGGGACGCCGCGGGTTCGACAGGACCGTGCGCCGGGATCGATTGCGAAAGCGATAATCAGCCAACGTGGGCCGCGCGGCGTATTCAGCATATTGATTTCATCGAGGTGCTGTTCGATCAGAACCAAGGTCCAGGCTTGTTGCTGACCAACATCGACGGCACCCGCCATTTCCGGGTGATCGATTGCAAGTTCGATCGCAACAAAAAGGCGGCGATCGAAAGCGTTGCCGACATGGTCGAGATTATCCGCCCCAACGTCACCGGGTGGGACCAGGTCGATTATACCGCGCGCGTCGACGCGCCGAACAAGCGTGGTTGCATCGACATCGGTAGCAGCGCGGGGCTGCACACGATTGTCGGGCCATCGTTCGCCGACGTGGTCAACGGCGCGTCCGACGTCAATCCGCTGATCTATATCCACGGTGGCGGCGGCACCCCGAACGGCATCACGGTCGAGGGGATCAGGACCGATGGGTCGGCATCGAAAATCCTGTTCTCGGGCGCCCCGCAGTTCACGTTGAAAAACAGCACCATCGACCTGTCGGGTTCGACGCGCGGAAATGCGGTCGAAACCTTTGGCGCTGACGATGTCATCTCCGATGTCTTCTTTTCGCGGTGTTATAGCAGTGCGGTCTATATGGGCGGCGCGCGCCCGACGATGCGCGACCTGATCGCGACGGTCCGTGGCGTTCTGTCCGAAACCGGATATATCTTTAACACCATCGACACCAGCTATGCGTCGATGAAGAACCTGCGCGTGCATTTCGAGGTGCCGACCGCCCGCTATGGCCTTGGCATCAGCACGTCGGCGCGGATCGAAGATACCTGGGTCACCAACATGACGACGACCGACAGCCACGTCTTTGCCGGGGCTGCGGTGCTGCGCCGCGCCAATTACCGCATCGACAATCCGTTCACAGAAACCGCCATCACCTGATCGGCTTAGGGAGATATTTCATGTCCTATCGTTTCAGCGTTGTCGCAGCCGAAAAGGCCGGCGCCGTCAGCGCGATCGGCGACCAGCTTGATGAAATCATCGCAGAACGGCCCGATGATGGAGCCGGCGCGGCCGAGGTTCTCGCGGCGGCGGAAGCGTTCATCGGGCGTCTCCGCGACCCCGAGGCCGGCGAGCAGATCGACGTTGCGGTGAGCGTGACCGCGATGACGCTGGACGGCAGAGGTGTCGGCCGCACGGCCATCGAAATCGCCGCGACGATCGAACCGGCGGGCTGACGATGGGCACGTTCGAACAGTTCATGGGCGTGGCCCCATGGATGGCCTTGACGGCGGTCGTGACGTGGCTGGGGAAGGCGTACCTTCACGGCGATGCGCGGCGCGAGCGCAAGGAAGCCAAGGCCGTGGACGTCGAGATGCACCGCGACGACCTGACGCTGCGGTTGATTAAGCAGGTAACCGACGAAGCCGCGCAAGTGCGGGCCGAGATCGCCGAGGTCCGCGAAGAAAACCGGGCTCTCCGCGCGCTTGAAGAGCATTTCTATCATTTCCAGCAGGCGCTCGAGCATCTTGAGGCCGTGTTAACCGCGACCGACAGCGACGCGCGCAAGGTCGCCGAGAAAAATGCCAACGCCTTCCTGACCCGGATGCGCCGCATCCAGCAAGCGAAGGGCAACATTCAGCAGGAAATTCAGGTCGTCGAGAGCGCGCACCGTTTGGATGAAAGGGACAAGGCATGATGACTTTCGTCGACGACAAGCCGATTTTCGACGCGATCCGCGCAATCGGCGGACCGATGACCAGCCGCGACGTCGCTGCGATCAACGCGGTCCTGTTCCAGGTCAAAGCGACCGGCATCATAAAGCCGCTGTTCGACATCGCGCGCGAGCTCGACGATGACGACGACGGTCTCGATCAGGTCGAGGTGGATATTCTCGATGCCGCCATTCGCGCGGCACGCGGCGAGAAGCCGCAGCCGCTCAAGACGGGCCGGCGCCGCATCAACGCGGCGGGGCTAGCGCTGGTAAAGGCGAGCGAGGGCCTGCGCCTCAAAGCGTATCTCTGCCCTGCCAAGGTCTGGACGATCGGCTACGGCTCGACCGGCCCGCACGTCAAACCTGGAATGGTCATCACGGAGGCCCAGGCCGAAGCGTTGCTTCTCGATGATCTGGAACGCTTCGAGGTCGCCGTCGCGAACGCAGCGCCGGGCGCCACCGACAATCAATTCTCCGCGATGGTGAGCCTCGCGTTCAACATAGGGATCGGGGCCTTCCTGAAATCGAGCGTCCTACGCCTGCACCGCGCTCGTAGCTTCGTCGAGGCGGGCAAGGCGTTCGGCATGTGGGTCAAGGCCAAGGGAAAGACGCTCCCGGGACTCGTGACGCGCCGCGCGGCCGAAACCGCGCTTTACCGGAGGGCTTGACGGTGACGTTCTGGGACTTTCTCGACCGCCTCTTTGCGCGGATCCGCGGTGACGCGATCGCCGGTGCCGGGATCTTCATGCTCACAGGCGTCGTGCTCTACATGGTCGCGGCCTATCCCAAACTGTCGGAAAACGAGCTTTTCAAGATGCTCGCGCAGGCGATTGTCGTTCAGGGCCTCGTCGGCCTGGCGATGGCGGCTTGGTTCACTCGGCGGCCCCACGTCGCGCCGGCAGCCGATGCGTCAGCGCAAAGCGAAGGCGGCTAGCCTGGTGCCGCGCTTCAGCTCGAGCATCGTCCCGCAGCGGCCGATCATCCAGCGCCAAGCGATCGCCGCGGCGGCCGTGCAATCGGCGAGTGCGTCCGCTGCGGTCGCTGACGAGATCGATGCGCAGATTGCGGCGGCCGTCATCGACCCCGGCACGTCACTGGGCAACGTGCTCCTTGAATATGAAACGCGGATCTATGCGCTCGAAAACCCCATCCCCTGATCACCGCTGGGACTCGCAGGAGTCGATTTCAGGGCATCGGGCCACATGGGTAGCTCCCGAGCATCGATAGCGCTCAGCGAGTCTAGAAACGCCAAATAGGAGATATTGCCATGTTGACCCATCTGAAGGCTCTCTCGCTGGGGTGGAAAATCGCCGGCATCGTTCTGGTCGCGCTCGCGATCTTCGCCGGCTTCAGGGCTTGCACCGCCACCACGAACCACAAGACGGATGTCGCGATCGGCGCGGCTGAAGGGAAGGGCGCGGCAACGGCCGCCGCGGCCGCAGCAACGAAGGGACTTGAAAATGTCGAGAAGGGGAACGCGGCTGCTGCCGCTGTCGATCGGGATGATGATGCTCGCCGGGCTGGGTGCTTGCGCCACAGTCGGACAAAGCAAAACTGCTAAGGCGCCGAGCGACGTCAGCTGTTCGTTGTTCACCGCGATCAGCTATGCCCAGCTCGATCTCGCGCAGCGGGCGATCGCGCTGGCCGAGGGGCGGCCCGTCCAGGACGAGGGCAACGCGGCCGACAGCGACGAAACGGTGCGGCAAATTGACGCGCACAATGCAAAGTTCGATACGGTGTGCGGCAACCCGCTGCAGCCGCCAGGCGGCTAGATCCATTCCGAAACTTCGCTGCAAAAGGGGTGTTTTCGGAATGAACGGTGAAGCTAAGTAGCTGATAAATATCAGTTGCGGGAAGCCTCATAACCTGAAGGTCGTAGGTTCAAATCCTACTCCCGCAACCAACTTAATTTGCAAGGCCTCCTCGGTTAACCCCGTAGGAGGCTTTTTTGCGTCTGAACAAGCACATAGCTCCAGGATCGACACCAGTTCGCCTCGAAGATAGATCGCAAGTTCGTAACCGTGGTCTGAATACCGCCTTGTCAGCGTGATTTCTTCGCCTGCGCGGCTTTACCGGCGGCGCGTCGCTTGGTCAAAGTGCCAAACAACACTTTGAACCGCCCCGGGATTGCCGGAGGCCCCAACTCCTGAGAGGAAGGGGCTACGATGAGCAAGACAACCAACAAGTTTTCACCTGAGGTTCGCGCACGTG